TCAGAAGAAATGAAAGAGTACTGCAAGCAGGATGTCCACGTAACCGAGTTACTTTACAACCACTTAATGCAAGAGGGTGCTAAGTTCAGCAAGAAGAGCATACGCCTAGAACACGCCGTCCACATGATTATGTGCCAACAACAGGTCAATGGTTTTCAGATTAACAGAGAGCTAGCTCAAGAGATATACACGGTATGTCTTAAGGAAACTAACCGCATCGAAACTGAGATCAAAGAGTTCATGGTTCCTATTGCTGTCCCTGTTAAAGAGGTGATCATCAAGCGTAAGAAGGATGGTTCAATCTTTGCTAACCAACTACTGCCCGATCAGAACGTGCAGGGTGACTACACTAAGATCGCTTGGGAAGAGTTCAATCTAGGCTCCCCTATGCAAATCAATAAACGGTTAGATCGTTTGGGATGGCGACCAACAATCAAAACTAAGTCAGGTAACAGCTACAAAGTCTGTCCAGAGAACTTAGCTACGATCCCTAGCACCGCACCACAGGCAGTGTTAGGTCTCAAGGCATGGAAGGTACTGGAGACACGCTGGAAGCTTGCTCAGGAGTGGTTAGAAAAATCGCAAGACGATGGCAGGGTACACGGTACAGTAATCACTACAGGGGCTGTCACGCACCGTGCAGCACACCGTGGCCCTAACATGGCTAACATCCCTTCAGTACCTCATGGTAAGACAGGTATCCTGTGGAAAATGGAAGGTATGTACGCTGCTGAGTGTCGTCAAGCCTTCGAAGTACCAGAAGGTAAACGTCTAGTCGGGACGGATGCAGCAGGGATTCAGCTTCGAGTTCTTGCTCACTATATGAATGACCCGATCTACACTGAACAGGTTATTGATGGTGACATACACACCTTTAACATGAACGCTCTGGGCCGCTACTGTAAGGACAGGCCCACGGCTAAGACTTTTATCTATGCCTTCCTACTAGGGGCAGGTGTAGCTAAGATTGCCGAGATACTTGATTGCAGCCCAGCGCAAGCAAACAAGTCTATGGCTAACTTTTACGAAGCATTGCCTACACTCAAGAAACTAAAGAGTGAAGCAGCCAATGCCGCCAGTATGGGATGGATGAGAGGTCTTGACGGACGCATCCTGAAGATCGGCAGTGAACACCTTGCCTTGTCAGTTTACCTGCAGGGTGGGGAGACAGTACTCATGCGAGTAGCTAACGTCTTCTGGCAGAACCAAGCCAGGAAAGAAGGCATTAACTTTAAGCAATGTGCGTGGGTACACGACGAATGGCAGACCGAAGTGGATGCCGATCAAGCAGAAAGACTTGGTGAAATACAAGTGCAGTCTATCATAGACGCTGGCACACACTTCAATCTGAACTGTCCTATGGATGGGGAGGCGAAAATAGGCAGGAACTGGTTGGAAACACATTGACAACTAATACCTGTTTAGATATTACTACCAAACTATCAATGATGCCCTAGGAGAATAACATGGCTGATAAAAAAATCGTACTAAACAATGTAGAAGTTAGCTGGGCTAAGTTGCAGGATTCTGCAAACAAGTACCAGTCAGATGATCGTGAGTTCACAGTAGCAATCAAGATGACACCTCAGATTGATGCGTTAATGAAGGACTATAAGTTGAACAAGAAAGTCAAAGAGGGTAAGGACTCAACCTTTGATGGTGGACGCTTTGTTCAGATCGGTCTAGACGAAACAACACGCAATGGTTGGAAGCGGTACGGTGAGGTATACGATAAGAATGGTTCACCTACTAATGATCTAATCGGTAACGGTTCCAAGATGAACGTCTTCGTATCTATTGGTGACAGTAAGTATGGCAACATCATTAAGCTTGGTCACTTGTCAGATATGAATCAAGAAACCAAAGAGATGACTTTTGACTTCGGCCAGGTTATGGATTTGGTTGACTACGAAGGTGGTTCAGCCGTTATCCGTTCCAACGAAACTTCTTCAGCAGTAGAGAAAATGGCTGACGAAGAAGTTGAAATTGCGTTCGAGTAATCTTATATAGGTGAGGGAAGTGACTATGACAGATGATACCAAGAGTATTGATACTTTAATTGAAGACGTCTACTCAGTCTTTACTGACGGGTACGACGTAACAGAAGACAATCAAAAGATCATCAATAACTTTGGTGATAATCTAAAAGAGTTACTTCGATCAAGACTAGTTCCCCGTGAAAGCGGGGGGCCAACTCTTCGTCTATCAGCCTTAGGTAAACCATCGCGACAATTATGGTACACTGACAAAGGTTATGAAAAAGAAGAGTTGACAGGTGACAAATTACTTAAGTTCCTGTATGGTGACGTCATAGAGGAAATACTTCTTACACTAGCTAAGTTGTCTGGACACACTGTCACTAACGAACAAAAGAAGGTTAAGGTCGCAGGGATAACAGGCCACATGGACGCCGTAATTGACGGTCATGTAGTTGATGTTAAGTCTGCTTCCCCATCCGCCTTCAAGAAGTTTGAAAGAGCTACATTAGCTGTTGATGATCCTTTTGGGTATATGCAGCAGATATCAGCTTATAGTGAGGCTGTCCCAGACAACAAAGGTGTAGCTTTCTGGGCAATGAATAAAGTTGATGGTGCTCTCACACTGTACCAACCCAGCGAAGCTATGTTACCTGATACTCAGGAACGAGTAGATGAATTAAAGGTTGTCCTTGCTTCAGATACTCCTCCTGATCGTTGCTACGATCCAGTGTTAGAAACTAAGACAGGTAACGAGAAACTTGGTATTGGTTGTGTGTTCTGTGACTTCAAGAAAGTCTGCTGGTCAGACGCTAATAACGGAGAAGGTCTTAAGGGTTATAAGTATGCAGCAATGCCTTTCCCCACGTACTTGACTAAGACTGTTAAGAAACCTCGTGTAGACGAGATAGAAATCTAAGGAAAACTAAAATGGCTAAACTTACTATTGACGACGTTGAATACAACACAGACGACTTCACAGAAGAGCAGGGAGGTGTGTATAAACAACTTATGCTGGCCCAAGATGAAATGGCCCGTGCAGAATTAAACTTCAGAGCACTTGAAGCTGCTTCTAACGCAATGGCGGGTCGCATTGTAGAGTTAGCTAATGCCGAGCCTGAAGCCTCTACTGATGGCTAAAAGAGCAACAGGGTACAGACGTACACACAATGCTAGAGTATATAGGAGCGGTCTCGAAAAGGAGGCCGTTCTTTTTCTTACTGCAAGGCAAAAAGAAGTGCGTTACGAAAAGATAAAGATTGAGTGGGAGGATCTAGCATACCGCACGTACACTCCAGACTTTGAACTTGATAACGGTATAATTGTTGAGACAAAGGGAAAGTTTGATCCTGCAGACAGGCGCAAACACTTAGCTATAAAGCTTCAACACCCTGAGTTAGACATTAGATTTGTGTTTAGTAATGCTAGGGCTTTACTTAACAAGGGTGCAAAGAGTAGGTACTACGAGTGGTGTGACAAGAACGGGTTTAAGTGGGCACACAGGGTTATTCCTGAAGAGTGGCTTAAAGAACCTGGAAAACCTTGCAAGAAAACCAGAATCAAACTTAAGTGGGAAAGGAAAGATAAATGAGCTACACCATTAAAGAAGATGAGTTTGCCTTAGTTATCAAACCTGTACTAAACGGTGAAGGTGAATGGGATGGTCAGATAGCTTCTGGTATCACAATGGGTGAAAGTATTTCTTTATCTTCAGAGATCCAAAGGCACATGATAGGCGTAATAACTCTACTCAACGCTTTCCTCGCATACGCAGAAGATAATCCTGATGTAGTAGACGAGGTAGAGCACTATCGCGATGAGTTATTAAAGACTACTCTTGGTACAGACGTTGACACTGACGTACCAGATGAAGTAGAAAAACCTTCTAACGTGATAAAACTCAATCGCTTCACAAAAACAGTAGGTAACGCATGAGAGAAGAACCCCCAATGACAACAGGTTACGACCCTGTAGAAAGACCAGCACACTACAACATGGGTGGTGTCGAGTGTATTGACTACATTAAACAAGTGGTGGGCTTAGACGGCTTTATTGCCTACTGCCACGGCAATGTCATAAAGTATCAGCACAGGTATCGTCTAAAGAGAAACCCTGTGGAAGACATGAAGAAAGCAGCTTGGTACTTGAACAAGATGAATGAAGCTTTAGCGGAGAAGCACCAATGAAAGACAAAACTTTCAGTGCCACGTTTGTCTTAACAGTTTCTAAGAACAATAATATCTTGGGGTCATACGATGACGCTCACGAGGAAGATGTACACGACCTAGTTGTAGACACCTTCTACGATGTAGACGATGTAGAAATAGAAAACTTAGTAGTAAAGGAAAGACCATGATCACTGAACGAGACCTAGAAATACTAGGCTACTTTGATATGTTTGAAGGAGACCGATCACCTAAAAATCCAATGGCTTTGTATAGTGCATGGGTTGAAGATAAGATGCTTACTAAGGGTAAGACCCGTCAAGTTGAGAATACTCTTGGACTTGTAGGGGAGGCAGGTGAGGTAGCGGAGAAAACCAAGAAAGTTCTTCGTGACGGAGCCGACATCAACAAGACTGAAATTATGAAAGAATTAGGCGACGTACTGTTTTATGTAACAGCCCTCGCTAACTTCTACGGAGGATCGCTACAAGAAGTAGCTAATCTTAACGTAGAGAAACTAAACAGTCGGCAGCAACGTGGGAAACTGCAAGGCTCAGGTGACAATCGTTGAGTAGAGAAAACTACTCGCAAGAACACGTAATGAATCTATTTGACAGGACTATGAAATGATAAGCAACCACCTACCAACAGACTACCAAGCGTTCATCCACAAGTCACGCTACGCTAAGTACTACGAAGACACTGGCCGTGAGTCGTGGGAAGATACAGTGACACGCTTCTCTGTAAATACTATCCGTGACATGGTTGACCCTG